TGCCCCGCCAGACACAACTTCGACCTGGACGGTGCTGCCTGGCGCAACTGGCGACAAAGCGACGTCGAGAGAAAAGTTTTCGAGCATTCCCAGGACTGGCCCGAGAGTGGTGATTGATTCTTCAGCCAGTGTATCCACTGCCAAAGCTGCTGCAAATGAGTTTGCCATAATTTTAGATAGTTAAGTTTTTTTTGGTTTTAGTTTTTTGCCCTTACTCCGACTGAAGCCTTTCGATTTCTCTGCGGTTTTTTGCAAGGAATTCTCTCCGGTCCTGACCTGGCTGCATTCCTAGGTAAGTCTCGAGGGCGTTCCCGATTTTGTTCTGGTTAGGAGCCGGAAGGTCGCTTGCTTCTGCAAAGTCAAAACCACACTCAATCAAGCGGGATTCGACCGTAAGCGCGCAGCTTTCCAGTTCCTTGTTTTCGGCTCTTAAAATCTCAAGTTCATCCTGGATTTTTTCGAGCTCATTAACCCGGCCGGATAGTTCCGCCTCGAGTTTGTCAGCACGAGCAAGAGCAGCTTTAGCGCTCGATCCCTCGTGGTTGTCGGCGCTGCTATCCTCTCCAGATAGAGCGGCCAAAATTCTGCCCCAAGTGCTAAGTTCTTTTTTAGCACTAATTTCGGTTTGTAATTCTTTCTCAATTTCCTCCTGGTCGGCCTCGATCTCGGCCGCTTCCTGGTCGTCGGATTCTTGGACCTGGTCTTCCTCGAGTGCCTCAACCTCCTCGACCTGGTCTTCCTCAAGGGCGGGCTCTTCAGCTTGGAGCTCGAGGACTGCCTCCGGGACATTCTCAAATTTAGAAACGAGCGTCTCGAGGTCGGCACAAGCGGCCGCCTTGACTGGCTCGAGAACGCGAGTTGCAAAACCATGCTCGACAGCGTCTTCACCATTCATCCAAGTTTCCGCCGCCATCATCTCGGCAATTTCTTCCCGGTCTTTTCCGGTGGCATTGGCATAAAAATCAGTAACGTCGTCTTGAAGTTTTCTCATCAAAGCAGCCATGCTTTCAAGTTCTTCGGCTTCTCCGAATGCTCCCCCGCTCACGTTGTGGATCATTACGTAAGCATTTTGCGGGACTTCGATTTCGTCGGCTGACATTAAAACAACCGAACCCATTGAAGCAGCAAGCCCTTCGACCCTGGCGACAACGTGCGCCGGATGGTTTTTGATTCCATTGGCGATGGCCCAGCCATCTAAGACAGAGCCCCCCGGTGAATGAATCCGCAAATCTATTGAGTCGACGTCTCCGAGGTTTTTAAGCTCTCGCAAAAACTCGGAACCAGAAACATCCCAGCCGCCGATCGGCCCCGTAATGTCGACCCGTGCGACCCGGCCGCCTTCGTTCCGGGGCTCGAGGTCCGCGGAGTTGCTGATTTCAAACCAATGTTTTGCCATAGCTTGAGCCCAGGGCGTCAACTAGTCGACTAAACCAGCCGCGGCACGTTGTTCGTTGATATATGCTTTTTCCTTAGCCACCTTGGCCTCTTCAGTCTTCCAGTCTTTCCCCTGACGAGCCCACCATTCCTCGCGAGTCATTAGTCCCTGATCAAGAAGAGCAAGGTCGAGCTTCCCATCACGGCCCCGGTCAATTGTCAAATCTGCTTGTGGAATCCACGAGGTTTTCCACCAACTGTCTTTAAGCTCGGCCGGAATGACTAAGTTGCCACGTTTTGCCTCCTTAGCAGCGAAGTAGACCCAAAGCTTCTGACAATAGCGTTCCTGGCGACTCTGCTCGTTTGCAACAAACCGGCGAGTTTCTGCCATAACAAAGCGCATTCCGGGCCCATTCATTTTTGACGCATCCCAAAGAATTTCTGGCGAAAGCCCCCCGTGAGGAAGACCCGCAGCCATATCCCTAATTAACCAAGACAAAAGACCTAAAACGTTTGGGTGCGGCCGGGTGTCGTTCATCGTCTGCAATGTTTGACCAGGTGCAAACTCTTGGAATCGTCCACCCTGGACGACATCCTCAACAGAAAGAACATTGCCGTCAGGCAAAGTTTCGCCAGATGCTAAACCTTCAACTTCTGCAATTTCAGCAGTTTCACTCGCCGCCTCCAGAAAGCCTCGAAGGTCTTCGCCAGGGTCTTCATTACTTTCAGTGGAAGCAGCCTGTTCAATCCAAGCTCCCCACAACGCACTTACCTTAATCGCGTGGGTCGTATCTGATAAAATTTCGACCAGCGACATAAAATTCGCAACCGCATGAGCCAAACCAGAAACCGAGCGAACCCGCCCGGCTCGGCCTCCGATTGAATGATAGATTGACCGGTCGCGAGAAACAACTTTAGCCGCTTTCCCTTCCTCGTCTAAAAGCTGAAATCCAGAGCGTCCACCAAAGCGGTCCAAAAATATACCATCGTAAAGGTTTTCCGGTTGATCCCGTCTTCCCTGACCGTCGCCGATCTGGTTGCCTTCGTAGCACATAACGCGAGCCGCTCCGTCGGGGCCCGAGGCTAGAACAGTCAGACAATCGCCAGTTCTGATTTTTGACTCGCGGACCCAAGTCTGCCAATCGTTGAAATCGAAGTTTCCACTGGCATCAAATGCCAGGTGATTTTTAAACCGGTTCCCAACCTTCTCCTCAATTTCGGCTTCGAAGTCGGCATTACCAGCCTGGCTCTGTGGGTGTAGATTTCCCACTAACCGAGCCGGTCCTTCAATGGCACGTTTTACAAAACCCACGTTTTGCTCGGCCGCTTCGACCTTCCTGGCAATCTCTAGACGCTCCGTCGGTGAGACACGCTTTTTAGGATTAAGGGACGGCAAAATAACCCGGCCGCGTCGCTCGGAATGCCTTACGGCATCCCAGGAGGAAAGCATTTTGATCAGTTCGGATTTTGTTTTTGGTAAGCCGTCAACTGGCCCTTTTGCGGCCGCCCGCTTGGCTTGGACCTTCTTTCCTGCCCTTGTTCCTCGCCGTGATTTTTTTGAGTCCTGCCCCATGCGTTAGGCGACTACGTCAACCGATCAGAACCCCCAAACGCGGTGACTGAAATCAATATGATTCATTTTGCGGTTAGGCCCGCCGTTAGTGCCTGCCCCAGCATCCGTTCTTTTTCGAAGGCCAATAGCGGCCTCATAGGTTCGCACCTTTAAATCAAGCGCACCGCTTAGATATTCTCCAGTCGTTCCTGATTCTTTCATGTTTGCTCCGGTGACCACGACTTCCGCGGACATTGCTTGTTCGAGCTCCGCAGTTGCGGCGTCGAGCTTGGTGGTCAGTTGCTCGACAGTGTGAAGCCTGGCAAGGCTTCGAACCAGGGCTCGATTGATCGGTTGACTCATATCGAGCCCCCGCTTGTCAATCTCTCACCGCGGACCGGCACCAAACATCCCGACCAATCACCGCCATCTTGACCGCGTCGCCAAAATCATTAGGACCAGATTCTCGTTCCCATCCCCACTTCCCGCCTTTCTTTATTTGGTATTCCCGGCAAAGCTCGAGGAGAAACTCATCATCTCGAAGAGCGTCGACGGGAAAGGTCAGCTTTCCAAATTGCTCAACCTCAACGCCTTCCTCGTCGACCTGGTCTCGGTCAAGAATGAGCGTTCGATAAAGAAGCCGCCTATATGAATCATCATCGTAGTGAAGAACCTTGACCAATCGCATTCCTTCTTGTGTTGTTTTAAAGACTCGGCTCTTACTCCAACGAAGGAGATCGCCACCTCGTTGGCGGACCTGCATCCCTGCAATGCCTTTTGAAGGACTAAATATTGGCGCAAGCTTTGAGCAATTCTTTCGAACCTCATAAGTCCGGTGGCCCCCCTCATCGGTCAGGTTGCATCGCACCGAGTATTTTACGCCATCGTGTTCGATTCCCTTCCTTGACCAAGACAACAAATTTTTCCACGTCAAAAAAGACCCCCAGTCACTGACCATAATATCACCGTCCGCGGAGAACCCCACTTTGACCGCCTTCCAGGAATCATCCTGAGTATCCGCAAAAACTCCGCAAAGGATGGGCTTTTTGGGAACGGTTCCCCGCCGGTATTCCCCGCACATATCCCGGACGTCACTCAAGCGCACCCTTCGAGCTCCGCCTTCAGCCCAGGCTTCCCCAAGTCGATCCTGCAAAAATCCTTTGAGCTTTACCGGCTCCCGCCCGGCCGCGTGTTTTTCCACCGCTAGGTTTCCCCAGCGGCTATTCTCCCAAAGCGCATAAAGGTCGTTGTGGTAGAAGCTCATCCGTTTTGGAATCCAACCAGGAACCTTTTCCTTTGCGTCCCCTTCCCCTTTCTCGAGGTAATTGGTTGCCCTGACTTCTCCATTCGCGAGCATTTCTTTCTTGTCGCTCTCCTG